AATTCTTTCAAATATGGAATTCAAAATGAATTTTATAGAAATCCATCGAGCGAAGTGCTAATTGAAAATCATAGTGGGTTGCAGTATGCGGTTATTGGATATTCTCAAAATATAAAAACTAACTTTAGTGATAATGGCGATTTATCCGGGCAGCATTCGGATATTATTGGGTGGGCATATGATGGAAACCCAATTTATGGATCTTTTGGATACACCGATTCAAATGATATCAATTCTTCTATAAAACAACTACAACCTGGATATTCTTTAGTTGACTTGGAAAATAGACCATCAACCACAGATTTTCCATATGGATATTTTGTTGAAGATTACAAATATACTGGAAATGGAGACTTAGATCAATACAATGGAAGATTTGGAAAAACCAAAGATTTTCCTGATGGAGTTTATGCTTATTTTGCCACTACTGAAACCAATCTTGATGGAGAAATTGTTAGTAAGTTTCCATATTTTATTGGAAATGAATATAGATCTCCATATCTAGAAGAAAATATTGAATTAGACCAATCTTTTGATTTTAATAATTCCAAACTAATTAGAAATACTTTACCATATAAAGTAAACGATCAATATGCCGATAATGACTTTATTACTGAATCAAATGAAATAATAGAACAAAAAACTTTAGTAGAATCGGTGTCTTCTGGAAGTGTATCCGGACTTGAAATTGTTAAGTCAGGCTCAGATTATGCTGTGGGAGATTCAATAATTTTTGATGACACTAAGAGTGGTGGAGGAGGAATTAGTGCAGAAATATCCGAAATAACAGGAAGAGATATTGTTGATGTCAACACTACAGTAAATTCTTATACTGACTCTCTTATTGAATGGCAAGGTGGAAATCAAGTAAAAGTCTATATTTCACCATATCATGTCTTTAAAAACAGAGATAATATCAATATATCCGGATTATCTACTCAAGTTTCCAATTTAAATGGGTCTTATGAAATAGGTCTTACAACATACACAACAATTCTTGATAAGAATATACCAAATTTTGCTTCGACTGGAATAGTTACAGACATTTATTTAACATCTATTCCAGAAAATATTTCAATTGGTAGTAGTATTCAAATAGAAAATGAAGTCTTTTCTATCTTAAATATCTACCCAAATTTTGGAATATTGAGAGTAGATAGATCTAGTGCCGGAGTAGCCCATTCTCAAACAACACCAGTATATTATCTTCCGGATTCATTTATAGTAAATAAATCAACAAATTATTTTGATTCTCAGAAGAATTCGAAAATATATTTTAATCCTGCAGAATCTGTTGGTGTTGGTACCACATCGGGGTCCGGTAAAAATATAAATTATCAAATTGGAATTACAACATATAGTGCATTTGTACCGACACAAAGTATATTTTTACCAAACCACCCATTTAAAACTAATCAACAAGCAATCTTAAGAAAACCATCGGGTGGTGGGGCATTATCTGTTTCTAATACATCTGGAGGACTTTCATTTAACATATTGAGTGGAAATTCTGAAATCGTTTATATTGTCAATAAGTCAAAAGATTATATCGGTATTGTAACGAATGTCGGACTTACAACTACGGGTGGTCTATTCTTCCTCTCGTCTGGTACAAATGATTATCATTATTCTATAGAATCGAATTTGCCTCAAGTCAGGGCAAAAATTGACAGAATAACTTCTGCTGTTTCTGTATCGACATCTCACCAGTTAAGAGTCGGAGATAAAATATCTTTAGAGGTTAAACCAGACGTATCTGTAGGAGTCGGCACATCCGCAGCAATACATGTTAGATTAGACCCCTCAACTCAAAAAATAGTAATAAATCCGCTGATATTTAATTCAACCGGAATCAATACACTTACAAATTCAATCTCAATAAACTCACACAATTTAAAAACTGGCGATAAAATTTTATATGAGTCTTCGGGAACTTTACCCGTAGGTTTGACAACCGAAAACTACTTTGTTTATCGAATTGATGAAAACACTATAAAGTTGTGTGATACATTATTAGATTCTCTCAATTCTCCTCCAACTACAGTTTCAATTGGCGGAACTGGTGCAGGAAATCAAAAAATCAGTCTTGTCAATCCCCAAATCAAGGTTATTAAGAATAACAATTTAGTCTTCAATCTTTCAGATTCTTCATTGTTAGGGTATGATTTTAAACTTTACTATGACCAAAAATTTGAAAAAGAATTTGTTTCTATAGCGTCCACTAGTTCTCTTTCTGTCATTGGAGTTGGAACTATCGGATTATCTTCAACATCTACATTAACACTAAATTACTCCAATGGGGTGCCAGAAAAACTTTATTACAATATAGAAAAATCTGGATATATTAGCACGTCTGATACTGATGTTACAAATTATTCTGAGATAGTATTTGAAAATAGTTTATATAATGGAAATTATAATATTGTAGGCGTAGGAAACACAACCTTTACAATATCTCTAAGGCAAATTCCAGAAAATACACGCTATGAGAGAGGAGATTGTGAAATTCTTGAATATTCAACATCGTCTTCGACAGAAGTTGGTGGAATTCATAAGGTAAAACTTTTATCTGGTGGTTATTCGTATTCATCTCTTCCACTATTTGATGGGGTTGATTCCGATAATGGAAATGGAGCTTTTATCGTTCCAGTTTCAGCGACGATTGGCAAAATTAAACAAAGCAGAATTATTAATGAGGGATTTGAATATGCATCAGACAAAACTCTTAGACCAACTGCTACTATACCAACTCTTGCTTACATATCAGCATCCAATACAATTGAAAGCGTAGATGTATTAAATGGAGGTCAAAATTATACATCTGCACCCGATTTAATTTGTGTTGATGCTGATACTGGAGAGTTAATTAACTCCGGTTTACTTAGATCTAATTTATCTGGGTCTTCCATTGTATCTGTAATTGTCGAAAATAATCCAAAAGGTCTCCCAATTAAACCAGTTACAATTAGAGCAATAAACAACTCTAATGGAATTTCAATTGATACTATTCAATCTTCTTCGGGAGTGGTTACTTGTTTCCTAACAACTCCATTGTCTGGTTTTACATCTGCACCATTTTCAACCGGAGATAAAATTTTTGTTGAGGGAATTCAAAAAAGTGGTTCTTCTGGTGATGGATTTAATTCTTCTGACTATGGATATCAATTCTTTACTATTACTAACTTCCAAAATATTAATCCAGCAAAATTAGAATTCAGTCTTTCTGGATTAACTACAAATCCCGGAGTAGCAAAAACGATTCAAGAATCTTACGCCACTATAGTTAATTTCAATAATTATCCGGAATTTAAAGCTATACAGAAATTTTCACCTTTTCAGATTGGGGAGGGATTGTCATCAAATACTGGTAGTGGATTTGTAGATAGAGATTTAACTGTAGTCAGTTGTGATGAAAATTTTGTGAGAGTATCTGGTAACTATAATCTTTCTAGTGGAGAAAAAATAAGAGGATTAGAGTCTTTTAATGAAGCGACCATTGACTCGGTTAAGATTACTGATGGGTATTATGATGTAGATTACTTTAATTTGCAAAAATTTGGGTGGAAATTTGAAACAGGAAAACTTAATGAAAATTATCAAGTAACACCAGATAATGATTACTACCAAAATTTATCTTATTCAGTAAAGAGTAGTAAAACTTGGGAAGAAATCGTAACTCCTGTTAATAACTTATTACATATTAGCGGAATGAAAAACTTTGCAGACACGCAAATTCTACAAAGTGTTCAGTCTGGAATAGGAACTACCGAATCTCCATTGACGCTATTAAATGTATTTGAAAGTGACAATAGAGTAGATACAATTAATAATTTAGATTTAGTTATTGATGTAGATACATTAGATAGCAAATCAAAATTTATTAAGTTTAATAATCTTTCTCTCACTGATTATATTTTGTGCAAAACCAATAGGGTTTTAAAAATCGATGATATAAGTTCAGAATTCTCAAGTGAAAATGATGAATCATCTGAAGTTTCTAATATATTCCAAATTAATTCCGGAAATAATTACAATAAATTTTTGGTTCAAACTCGAAATATTTTTACAAATGAAACTCAATTCAATGAAATTATAACAATTAATAATGATGAAAATATTTTTACCTTACAAAAAGCACAATTAACTTCTATAAATGATGAGGATGTAATAGTAGACATTGAGGGATATGTTGATACTGAATCAAATTTTTACTTGAAATTTAATCCGGAAGACACTTCCAATTCTGATTTTGATATTAAAATTTTACAAGATACTTTTATTTCTAAAACCGGGGTCGGAACCACACAATCTGTCGGATTTATAGATTTGATATCGCAAAATAAAATTGTTTCTAGTGGAATAACGACATCTATCTTTAGTTTAAATTCTTCTAAGTATTCTGCAATATATTCGAATATTCACATTCTAAATGATGATACTTCGGATATGAATTATGTTGAAATATATTTGACTCATGATGGCACCAACACTTACATAAGTGAATACTATTTCGACGACAATCTAACAGAAACTAGCTCCGGATTTATTGGGTCTTTTGGGGCATCTATTAGTGGAGGAATCCTATCATTAAATTATACCAATACATCGGCAGAAAACATCACAGTTAGAACAAAAAATGTTGGATTTGGTACTACTGCTGTTGGTGTAGGCACATATAGATTTAAACTTCCAGGTCAATCTGATGGGGCGGAAAGAACTGTTGTTTTCCAATCAAAATTTAATAACATCTCATCGGGATCTACTAGTATTTTAGTTTTAGATAAGTCTTTATTCACATCATCAAAATCGACAATTAGAGTTGGACTTGGACAAACTAGCGCATTGCACCAAATAATGGCAATTAATGATGGGAATGATGCATATTCTATTCAATATCCATTCTTATCAATTGGCAGCACCTCCGGAATAGGAACATTTGGGGCAGAGATTTCTGGAGGCAATTTTATAATTAAATTCTATGCCGATCCTTCGATATCTGGCAATTTAGAAATACTTTCTTTTAGCGAAAATTTCTACACTGACTTAGATACAGTTAATATCCCACCCACTCTCAGTTACAGTCCAGTAGAGCAAACAGTTGCGGTTGCAAAATATTTTGGTGCCAATTCTCCCAATGTAAACAAATATGATTTTGAAGCGGAATATGAAGGCGTGCCAATTTTCATGAAAACTTTCAATCCGTCAGATAGTAATGCTTTAAATTTGACAACGGGTGTATTTACAATTCCAAATCACTTCTTCAATACTGGAGAGCAGTTGATTTATACTCCAAAATCTACTTTTATCGGGATTGGAACTCTTGCAATGGGAATTGGAGCAACCGCAAATTATGTCGGTGTTGTTACAACAATACTTCCATCTGTTGTATATGCGATAAAGGATAGCAATGACTCGTTTAGAATTTCTACTAGAAAAGAATATGCTATTCAAGGAATCGGAGTAACATTTACGTCTGTTGGTCTAGGAAATGCCCACCAATTAGAAATGTATAAAAAGAATGAGAAATCAATAATCTCTATTAATGACGTTGTACAAAGTCCTCTTGCATTTTCTTACATAACTCATACACTGTCTGGAAATGGTGGTCAAATTGGATCAGCATCTACAATTTTTACTTTGAGTGGAATTAGTTCTATTACTCCAACAGATATATTAAAAATCGACGAAGAGTATATGAGAGTAGAGAATGTTGGGTTAGGTACAACAAACACCGGTCCCATCACATTTGGTGGAAGTATTTCTCTTGTAGAAGTTACTCGTGGATTTCTTGGATCCACTGCTGGAGTGCATACTGATACTTCTATTGCTAGAATTTACAGAGGATCTTACAACATTTCTAAAAATAAAATCTTTTTCACAGAAGCTCCTAGAGGAAATTCTCTTGATTTACTTGGTCCGAGTGAATCTAATTTGCCAAGAGAACGGGCTTCTTTCAGTGGAAGAGTCTTCTTAAGAGAAGATTATACAACTAATCAAATCTATGATGATATTTCGAATCAATTTACTGGAATTGGGCAGACCTTTATACTAACATCTCAAGGAATAAACACAGTCGGATTAGGAACTTCTGGTGGAAATGGAATTGTATTCATTAATAATATTTTCCAATCTCCAACGACATCTAATAATTTATCAAATAACTATACAATAGCAGAAAATTCTGGTGTTACTAGAATTACTTTTACCGGAATAACATCATCTAATAATAATATATTCACATCAGAATATGATATTAATCAGAATCAACTTCCTCGTGGAGGTGTAATCGTATCTCTTGGATCTACTGGAGGATTAGGAATAGCTCCTCTTGTGGGTGCTTCTGTTACTGCCGTCGTCGGTGCTGGTGGAACTATAGTTGCAATTGGAATTGGAACTATGGATATCATTGGGTCTGGTTATAGATATCCAGTTTCTGTTGCAGTCACAGAAAGTGGGCACATTGGTACTGGAGCTGTTATAACTGCAAATGTTGGTGCAGGCGGAACTTTATCATTTAATGTTGTTAATCCTGGGGCAGGATATACCAATCCAACAATAAATGTTTCTTCTCCTTCGTATCAAAACTTATCTGTAACTGGAGTATCTAGACTTGGAGTAGGGGCTACAACAGATACTGGAGTTGGTTTACTTCTAAACATTGAAGTAGGATCTAGCTCTACGACAGGAATTGGATCTACTTTATTCGAAGTTAAAACCTTTGAAATTGCCAGGAATGGATATTCATTTAGAGTTGGCGATGTATTCAAACCAGTAGGGTTGGTAACTGCAAAAGGTCTTTCTGCTCCAGTTAATGAATTCCAATTAACTGTTTTAGATGTTTTTACGGACTCCTTTTCTTCTTGGCAATTTGGAGAATTGGATTATATAGATTCTATTCTACCATATCAAGATGGAGTTAGAACTAGATTCCCACTTTTCTACAATTCAGAACTACTCAGCTTCGAAATTGATGAAAATGACCCCGATTCTCAGTTGATTGATTTAGATTCGGTTCTTCTCATTTTTATCAATGGAGTTTTACAAGAACCAGGAGTTTCATATCAATTCAGTGGTGGAACTTCATTTACATTCTCAGTTGCTCCAGAACCAGAAGATAATATATCAGTATTTTTCTATCGCGGCACAAGGGGTGAAGATACAATTCAAGTCGATGCAATAGAAACAGTTAAAGTAGGAGATACCGTACAAATCTTTAGCAATAATTCAAATATTCAAAATACAACTACTCAGGAGAAGAGGACAATTTATGATATCTCCGGATCCGATAAAATTGAAACAAATCTTTATGTTGGTCAGGGGATTGATGAAGTTAACAACAAACCCTTATATTGGACTAAGCAAAAAACTGATTTGATACTCAATGGTGAAAAAATTTATAAATCAAGAGATTCTTTAGAGTCTCAAATTTATCCAACTGCAAATATTATCGGAGATTTGAGCAATACTGCAACCGAAATATTCGTTGATGATAGCAGTCTGTTTAATTACGAGAATGAATCTCCCATTAGTTTTGATGCATTTATTCTTTCGAATAATTCTGCAGAAGAGTATGAAATAATTACTGATATATCTGATGTGGAAGGATACTCGGTTTCTGTCATAGGAATTGCGACTACAAATGGAATTGGAACACCATTAGCACTTAGATTTACTCTGGATAGAAATCCATTCTCATTCCCAGATTTGCAAGTTGGATATCCAATTTATATCTCTCAAACTTTTGTTGGGCAGGGGGTAACATCAATCAATACGACTAATACGGATATTGTTTCTATAAGTACATCATTCGTAAATAATGTTTATAGAATTCATGCAATTAATTCTGCGACAGGAATTGTAACTTGTAATATTGCATCAAACACATCGATTGTGGGAATTGCTACGACAGGAACTATAAAATATCCTGTAGGAAGATTATCTTGGGGAAGACTGTCAGGATTCTCTAGATCTAACTCTCCAATCTCAATTGGAGTGACAGGATATACTTCGAGTGTAGGAATAACTACTCTGGGATATAATGCGGGATTATCTACATATCCAATTATTCAAAGGAGAGGATATGGATTGAGAAGCAATGGGTCTCTGAAAAAGGATCTCTAATGCAATATAAATATAAAAAAAAGAATTATATAGATGTCTGCACTTGTAACAGATCAATTTAGAATATTAAATGCCAGTAATTTTATAGAATCAATAGACGATTCTTCTAATTCTTATTATGTTTGGGTTGGTCTTACTAATCCAAATCTTTATACTGGTTTTGGTAGAAATATAAATTGGGATGGTCCAGGAATAACTAACGGCGTAGTGCCAAATCCCACAGATAATTTAGATTATCTAACTCAATATGAAGATACTCTTCTTTTTGGAAAGAAAGTTACTTCTTCAAATATAAGAAGAGTAATCAAAAGAGTTGATTGGGAAAGAGGTAAAAAATATGATATGTATAGACATGATTACAGTATAGAAAATCTTTCCCCAATATCGAGAAGATCTAGACTTTATGATTCGGAATATTACGTATTAAATAGTGATTATAACGTTTATATTTGCATAGAAAACGGGTCCAGCGGAATTAATACAACAGGTAATCAGTCACAATATGAACCAACTTCTACAGACTTAGAACCGACAGTAGCCGGTACCGGAGAGGACGGATATGTTTGGAAGTACTTATTTACTGTTTCTCCCGCAGATATTGTAAAATTTGACTCCACAGAATATGTAACATTACCAAATAATTGGAATACTTCTACAGATTCTCAAATTGTTGCAGTGAGAGAGAATGGAGACTCAACACTAAATAACAACCAAATTAAAACAGTTTACATTGATAATGCAGGATCAAATTATGCATCTGGAGAAGTTGATATTTTGGGAAATGGATCTGGTGGGAGAGTATTTGTACAAACAAATGCCAATGGAGAAATTACGGACACTACAGTAACGTCTGGAGGCACCGGATACACGTATGGAATCGTCGATTTGGGTCCTCTACAACCAGGAAGCACTATCAGTAACCCCGCAAAATTAATCCCCATTATACCTCCTTCTAGGGGGCATGGGTTTGACTTATACAAAGAGTTGGGTGCAGATAGAGTAATGATATATGCGAGATTTGATGATTCTACTAGAGATTTTCCAACAAATACAAAGTTTTGTCAGATTGGAATCTTAAAAAATCCAACAACATTTATATCTACAGAAACTTTTAGTGGCGGAGAATTTTCTGGTTTATATGCAATGAAATTTGATTCGGTTAATTCTTTTTTACCCGAAGTTGGAGAAAAAATTAACCAAACAGTTTCTACTGGAATTGCGGTTGGATATGTTGCGTCGTATGATTCTGACACTAAAGTTTTAAAGTATTTTAGAGACAGATCTCTATATTATGGGTCAACACACGATCAAACTGATTATGTGGGGGTTTCAACATCGGGGAATTCAAACATCAATTTTAGTTCTACCGGCGGAAATGTAATTGGAGAAACAAGTGGTTTTTCTGGTCAAATTTCTTCCTTTTCTGGAATTACTACAACAGTAAATAATTCAATCATAAATCTTGGAGTAACATTTACAAATGGTCTTGCAAATCCTGAAATAAATAAAAAAACAGGAGACATAATTTATATTGACAATAGACCTCTTGTATCTCGTAATGTTAGACAAAAAGAAGACATTAAAATTATCCTGGAATTCTAACCAATGGCACAAAAAACAAATTTAAATGTAAGCCCCTACTTTGATGATTTTGACGCCGAAAAGAACTTTTACAAGGTTCTTTTTAATCCAGGAAGACCTGTCCAAGCAAGAGAATTAAATAATATTCAATCAATATTACAGAATCAAGTTGAATCTTTCGGTAGTCATATTTTCAAAGAAGGATCTGTAGTAATTCCTGGCAATTTAACATATGATTCGCAGTTTAATGCGATTAAGTTAAACCCAACTAATTTTGGTGTAAATATCTCACTATACATCAATCAATTTGTAGGTAAAAAAGTTACCGGACAAATTTCTGGTGTAACTGGAGTTATTCAAAAAATTGAAGTACCCGATTCGGTTAATAATTTAGAATACATTACATTATATGTAAAATATATTGATTCTGGAGAAAGTTTTGCAATTACTCCATTCCAAGATGGTGAATCATTATTTGCTAGTGAGAATGTGGTTTATGGAAATACAACCATCGTAGCAGGAAATCCATTTGCATCTTTAATTTCTACTGATGCTACTGCTATTGGATCTGCAGTCTCCATCGATGCTGGAATCTATTTTGTAAGAGGAACTTTTGTAAACGTTTCTAAAGAAACAATTATTCTAGACTATTACACAAATACTCCATCATATAGAGTAGGTCTCAAAGTATCTGAAGAAATCATAACAGCAAAAGAAGATGATTCTCTTTATGATAACGCAAAAGGATTTACAAACTATGCTGCTCCTGGAGCAGATAGATTTAAAATAGGTTTGTCCTTAACCAAAAAAACAATCGATAGTGTCGATACTGATGTAGATTTTATAGAACTTCTTAGAATAGATGTTGGTCAGGTTAAAAAATTAAACACAAATACTCAATATTCATTAATTAAAGATTATTTGGCACAAAGGACTTTTGATGAATCCGGAAATTATTCGGTAACTCCTTTTAAAATTTCTTTACACGACTCTTTAAACAATAGACTTGGAAATAATGGTCTATTTTTTAAAAATCAAAAAACTGAAAGCGGAAATACGCCATCAGATAATTTAATGTGTGTTAAATTATCTCCAGGCAAAGCATATGTTAGGGGATACGATATTGAAAAAATCTCCACCACTATTTTAGACGTATCAAAACCCAGAGAAACTCAAAATGTAGAAGATGTAAGTATCCCATTTGAAATGGGAAATTTACTGAGAATTAATAATATAACCGGATCTCCAAAACAAAATCAATCGTTAGAACTACACTCTGTTAGAAGAAGTGCATCCGGAAATCCAAGTTCTACAACAAAAATTGGTGATGCTAGGGTTTATAATTTCAGATTAACAGATGCCGCTTATTCCTCAGCATCTACAAACTGGGACTTATATCTTTATGATATTCAAACATATACAACATTAATTTTAAACCAAGCTCTATCTATATCTCAATTACCAGCAACATCATTCATCAAAGGAAAAAGTAGTGGCGCAAGTGGATATGCAGTTTCTGCTGGAGATGGGACAACAACTGTCAGTTTAAGACAAACTTCTGGTAATTTTATAAAGGGTGAACAAATTATCATCAATGGACTAGAATTATATCCTAGATCGATTACTAATATTACAGTATATGACAGTCAGGATATTAAACAAGTATATCAATCTACTGCAGTTTCTGGATTTACTACTTCATTTATAGGAGATTCGGTTTTATCAAAACAGTTACCAATCGGTTTTAATGCCTCCGATACAATCAATATTACTTCTGGTGGTGTTGTAACTTCTCCAGGAAAATTTTTCAATTCAATCAAACCCGGAAGTATCATTAGATATCAAACATCAACAGGGTCTTTAGAAAACTTTAACAGAGTTACTAGCGTTAGTTTAACAGGATCTTCCATGACAGTTGCAAGTGTTGCAAGTGTTAGTGGAGTTTGTGATGGATCTATTGGTGTCTCCACAAATGTATCTTTCAGTATTGGAGCCCCAACAATTAATAATCTTGAAAAAGGATTCTTGTATGCGGAAGTTCCAAATTCAAATTTATCATCTATAGATTTAAACGATTCCATCTTAACCTTTAGTGCTCAATCGACGAGCGCCAAATCATCAAGCAGCCCCATCGTTTTATCAGTATCCGATTTCTCATTACCATCCGGTTTAACGACTGCTTTATTTCAAGGATTTGACGAAGAGCGTTACTCAGTTCATTATACCGATGGTACAACGCAATCTTTAACAGCAGACGAATTTTCATTATCTAATAATCAGGTTACTTTATCAAATCTCACATCAGGTAAAACAACATCGTCAATCAATGCAACTTTTATTAAAAATGGAGTAGAAAGTAAAGAAAAGCAGTATAATAGAAGTCAAACAATTAATGTAATTTATTCAAAATATCTAGAGTCTGGGAGTGGAATCAGCACTTCTATTAATGATGGTCTAGAATATAATCCATATTACGGTCTGAGAGTACAGGACCAAGAAATTTCTCTTAATTATCCAGATGTTGCGAAAGTTTTAGCAGTTTATGAATCTTTAAACACTTCCAACCCCTCTTTGGATAGTGTATCCTTCAGCAGTGTTTTGAA